CTTTAATGGCTGCTAATATGCATATAATCCCAAAAGCAATAAAAATGATGGATCAGTATGCTGGATGGGACAAGATGTATAAGACTCTTAAGTGGAGTTTTACTAAGAATAGTGCATTTATAAATCCACCTCTTACAACTGCGTTTGGAAATAGACCCGGTCCTGCACGTAAAGTATTGTATGAAAAAGATGGAGTTAGAATTGTTAAAGGTGTGGGAGGAAAAAAATTAGAACAGATGGAATGGGCATTAAAAGTATTGCAAGAGTATGTCCAAGCTATATTGCTTAAAAAACCCTATGAGTTGCCTGAAGCTTTCTTTAAAATAGTGATAAAATCAGAGGTTCATTTAGCCACAGGAGTGGGAATTGAATTTTTTGAGAGTTTGAAGAAAATAGCTTTAAAGGCTAGGGAATATTTTATTCCTGACTTGCTTACATTGTGTATGTCTATGCTTGTACATGGAGAAAGACAGAAGATAGAAAGAGGCAAGTTGATTAGAATAGGACTAAATTGGAATCATGGTGGTATGCAATTTTTTGCAGATGATTTCTTATATACTACTCCGGGAATGCTGTATATGATGTTTGATATAAAAGGATTTGATACGAGTGTGATAAAGGCCTTATTAGAATTATATTCCTTTTCAACATCACGTTACTATACGTTTGATGATCCCGAAGATGAATTTGTCTTTATGGAGTTATTGGAAGAAATAACTCATAGATTGACTACTAAAATAACTCAGTTTATAGGCAATATATGGAGAGTTGTTTATGGAGTAATGCCTTCGGGAACATTTGAGACCTCACATGGTGATAGTTGGATAGTAGCTTTAATATTCTACTGTTTTATAGTCTATCATTTGCTCAATGACTTATTATTTAGAAAAGAATTTATGGCAGCTTATAAATTGTTAAAATGGGCATTGGGAGTGTTTGGAGATGATAATCTTTGTGCTTTCTTTGAAACATTGAGAGCATGGTTTACTGAGAAGAATGTAACATGGTTTTTTAAAGAGTTTGCTAATTTTGAAATTAGAGACTTTGTTATAGTAGACCATTTTCTCAGTGAATTAGATCAAAAAGGAGGACTAAAGAATAAGGGTGCAGTATTTTTACAGAAGTATGCAGTTGATTTACCTCGTGAATTTATGGGTGTAGATATGCCTTCTGTGGTGCACTTTAGACCTTTGACCACAAATGTTAGAAAATTTGGTAAAGGTTCAGGTGATAAAACTCAAAATATAGATTGCTTACTACGTGCAGTGTCAGGTCCATATGATAATCCGTGTAATTTGCAATGGTATGAGTTTTGTCGTATGGCTTATAACCATTTTAAAAAATTGGAACCTAATTGGAAGAAGAAAATAGACTTGGTTGTTAGTAATAAGCACTCAGTAGTTACGAGAATGATAAGAAAGTGTCATATTACTAAGAAGGATATTGAAAGGGGCTTTCCGGATAAAGGAATGTTGATGAGTCTGCTTAGAAAGGATAGAGCTAAGTACGACAGGTCGTATCAACAAGATATCTGGA